TTCCAAAGCATACAGGGCAGGTCTACAGGTGAAAAGAGCAGCAGATTTGGCAAAAGCAGCCGCTGCAACTAAAGTGGGGGTGAATACGATTAGAGCAGCGAGGATAGCCGCGGCGGGCGGTACACTCGGACTAAGTTTAGTGGCAGAAGGCGTGTGGCATGGTGGAAAAGCATGGGAAAGAAATCTTCTAACAAAGTCAAGAGGAACAGAACAAACTCTTGGGCAGGGTTGGGAAAAAGGCGAGGACGGAGTTGTTTACGATAAAGAAACTGGCGTGGTATTACAAGACCCAACCAAAGACCATCTTGGACCAAAGGGACAACAACCAAAAAATGAAGAAGATGTAAAAAAGAATATAAAAATGAATAGAGGAAAAGCACAACTAGAAGTAAATGAAAAAATGATAGGTATGAGAATAGATGAAGCACTTGAATTCAGAAAATTAGGAGAAGACGAGTTAGCGAACGCTTCTATGTTAGCGGCAACCAAACTACTAAAACAAAGAAAAAACATCATAGCAAATATGGGATTCAGAGATTATGAAGAAGCGAAGAAATGGTATAGTTTAAGTTTTAGTGATGTTGGAGAAAAATTAAGAAACCTAACGAGCAGTGAAGGGAATTGGGATTGGATGGAGATAGAAGACAATAGATATAAAAACAATCTCAAAAAAGCATTTGAAAATACATCCAATGTACGGGGTACTCTTTCTTCGTTTGCTGCTATTGAAAACGAAGAAAGAATGTATCAAGCCAATTTAAAACCCCAAAACGCACTTGGTATAGAATCGGCACCCAACATAGGTCTTGGAGCAGCGTTAGTAAACCAAACTCAACAGAAAATAATGGGGATGCCTCAGGCACAAAATGCAACAGATAAAAATGAAAATGTTGTTGCCATAAACCAACCAGTAAATAATGTAACCAACAACACATCAAATATTGCACAGGGGCAAGGTGATTCAAGATTAAATGAACCTGCATTCAATCAAACCAGAAATGAAGAACGAAATGGTTCAATGTTCTAATAAAAAAGGGAGAGGAATTAATTCCTCTCCCTAATACAAAAAACACAAACAATTAACTATCAGAAGCCAATTTCTCAAAATATGACAATGCATCACTTGCTTCGGTATCAGAATCTTCCATAGTAGATTCATTCACAATAGAATTGTTAGTTGCTTCTGTAATTTTCGTATCTTCAATAGTATCATTTTTTACATCCGAACCAGTTGACCGAATATTTTCCCCAAGAACCCTATTTAGATGAGAACTCAATTCATTGTGTTCTTTATATTTGTCTTGGTTTGTAAACTCACTCAAAGAGTATTGTTTCTTCCAAACCTCTTCCATTTTACCATCATCTTCAAAAAGAGATGCAGAAGATTCAAACTCTGATTTATCATAATTAATATAACCAGATACTTTCCGTACCTTTAATTTAAAATTAGCACCATTCCAAAAATCAAATGGGTTAATTGGTGTCTCGTCCTCAAATTCTGGGTGTGTTGCTTCTTTAATCTTTTCAAAAATCTTTTGACCATATCGATAAAGAAACACCTTTCCCTCATTTTGTGGATTAGCAGGGTCAGACACAACAAAAATATTAGAAACATAATTTAGTTTTCTTTTTCTACTACGAGCAATATCCTTATCGCTTTCGATTCCACTGTTCCATAATTTGTTGTTTGATTCGCAAGCAGGACATTTTGCTCCTAGTGTTGTTGGACAATTTTCGATATACCATCCACCGACACCCTTAAATCCGTGAGAATAATATTTTGCCCAAGGTGTTTCTTCACCATCCTCATCTGATGGTGGTAAAAACCGAATAACAGCATAACCATTGCTTGATTTATCCAATTCTGGCTTCCAAAACCTATCATCAATATATGATTTTTTATTATCCTCCGACTCTAATTTGGAAGATAATTCCGAAATACTGTTCTTTGAACGCTTCTTAAAATCTGAAAATGACATTATTATTGTCTCCTTTTATTTTATTACAGTGGGAACTCCCCACTCCGATTTATTTTATATGAATTATATCATCAAAATTGAAAATGTCAACCATTATATGGGTAATTTTGATGACTTTTTTGGTAAAATATTCAGGTTTCTTCCTTCAACCTCTAGTTTTTCTATTATAGGTTTTGTTAGATATTTTACTGCTGCTTTTGGTTCTATCTCGTTCTCTTCACATACATATAATACAGCATCGATATATTCTCCACCATTCCTTTTGACAAAATTTTCTATTTGTGCGGATATATTCTCGTTGTTTATAAATAATGACATATTCCAATTCCTTATATTTTCAGTATTATAGCACAACTTAAAATAAATTCAAGACATATTTTATACATAATACATAATATATGTAGTAACCTTACACATCGGAGAAAAATAAATGAGCATAATTATCGGCAACGGACAAACAGGTGACGGAGTAATAATAGGTGGTTCAACCTATGCCATCTCTACAGATTGGGGTTCTGCCGGAGGAACTGGGTTTACCCTAACCCACGCACAAATAGTTAAAGTTGCATGGGGTGATAATTATAACACTTATAGAACAACAAAACTAAAACCACTTCCTGTACAACTATTTGATGGTTCTCAAGGAACTACTGGTGCATTGATTGATGGTGATAATAATGCATTAAAAATCACTGGTGGTGTAAACATCAACCAAGCATTAAAAATTCACGGCGGTCAACTAGATGGATGGAACCATCCTGTTGTTGGTGGGATTGTTCAATTTGTAGGACCAACATTTGGTAAGAGTGGTCCTACTGCATACGGACCTGGTCATACAAGGGACCATCATTTCAATCCTATTAAAGTCACAGGTTCTATACAAGGATACTCTGCCGCATATCCAGTTAGTATTACATATGGTGGTGGACAGCCGGGTAAAGGATTGGGTGAAGGTTTAATCCGAAGATTGTATGGTGGACCTATTGGTTACACAGGATATACGGGTATAAATCTTCAAACAAAACCTGGTGCAGGACAAAACTCATCAATACTTGACCGAGATATTGACTATGTTGGTGTCCAAGGTATATCTGGTGGATTTCCTATTGGTATAACTATGAGTCAAGGTCAACTTAATATAAGAAAATTACGATATGATAAAGATGCTGTTGGTATTCATGGTGTCACAGGTGCAAGGGCAATTGAAGTAACTGGCGGTATCAGACTCTCACATATGCCTGCGGGTGGAAGTTTGGAAATTAGAAATCTTATTGCTAACAGAGATAGCGTAGCAGTATGGGGTGCAGACGGTACTACCGGCACACATGTAAAATTATTCGACTCGGCAGGTAATCCTCTTGGTGTATCTGGTGATGGTGCATTAAAAGTTGCTATCGATAACGGTGTATTCACAGGAAATGTAACTCTTAGCACAAATGTATATGTAAGAAATGCAACAGGTGCGGGTGAGGGTCTTGCAATAAAGGGTGTAACAGCCGATGAGGTGGTAGTAAAGGGACCGCTATCCGGTGGTGCATTAGAGGTAGCAAGTCCATCAGGTCTCAATATCAGAAGCCTAACAAGTTCCGATGTTGTGGGTCTTGGTGGTGCAGCCTCAGAAAATCTCGGTAAGATTACAACAGATACAAGCACCGCATCTGGTAGACTTGGAGGCATTCAAACAACCACAGAGAGAATTAAAGATGCCGTTTCGGAATTAAATACTCATGTAGATACTTTTGAAGATAAAGGTACTATGAGTATAAGTAATCAAATTATTCCAAATAACGGAATAATGTTTAATACTGCTGTTCATAGAGTATATCAACCAAACGAATTGATTTCAACAAGTATCGTGGTAGGAAGTGGTGCAAACCAAATACACTCCAACACAGTTGTATATAACGGAGTATATGTATCCGCCGATGCAGGTAACACAGATAATATTATGGTAGGAAACCAAATGATGAAAAAAAATTCTGCATCAGGATATATTCTTACTCCCGGTGAAAATGTATTTTTACAAGTATCAAACTTAAATAAAATATATGTAAGAAGTATTAGCGGAAATCAAACAGTTCGATGCATAGGGTCTTAATATGTCATTTTCGAGAGGTAGTTTTCAGAAAAGAAAAAAACCAAAAAACACAAACGAAACTGAATCTTCTAGATTTTGTTTATTAAATGAAAATGTATTTCCCGGTTTAATATTCAAAAAAAATATAAACAATACACAATCAACATTAACCGTTTTAAAAAACAGACCTAATATAATATTATCCGAAAAAAATATAATAATACTAGATTATAGTGAAGTTATAGATGAAGATGATATTAACCAACTTCACGCAACATTCTCAACATTAATACCACAGCAAAGTACATTTACAATAAATAACGCTAGATATGTTCAAGACGAATTTTCTATTGATATAACGATAGATGGGAATTATGAATTTCTAAATTTCATGAACAATAATCTAATCGTTGCAAAATCATCTTCTAATATTGGCAACTTCGATAAAATGAAATGGAAAGGTCAATTTTTTATAAAAACACCTCAAATAGAAATTACAAATAAATTTTTTAGTTCTAAAAAAATAGATAAACTGACAAATCTAATATATAAACCCAACTTTAATAATTGGGGAATAATGGCAGGAGATAAATTAAATTTTATTGGAACTAAATATAATGATGAAAATGATGCTATGGTTATTTATATTAATGATGATATGACTGAAATAACTCTATCAGAAATAATTCGTAATGAAAGTACAATAGGTCTACCTATAAAAATACAACACCTAAGACAATGTTCTACCATCAAATCAGATGTTATATATGAAACACAAGAGCCTATAAAAATAGAAAATACTAAAAAATAATATTAACCATATAACATTTTTGAAACTTCATTTATAGAATACCATTCGGTTGTTCCGTCTTCAAATTGAACCTGTACAGATTCAGTAGTACCATCTTCAGAAATATCTACGGCATCAACAACCTTCCCCATTTTTTGACTATCTCTATGTACTACACTCTCACCTAAATTATATGTTTCTTTCATCATTGTTCTCCCATTCTTCTAATATAATTTTTGCTTCGTTATCATTTCTTTCGTGAAGAATTTTCTGACCTTCTTTTGATACCCAAGAATCAAATTCTTTTGTATATTTTGCATCACCATTGTCAATAACATCAGCACCAATAAAATTTCCTGTAATAAAACAATATGCACTATCACCACCCAAAAGTATATTAGGAGAATGTTTATTTGGGATTTCTGAATCCATACTCTCATACATATTCAACCACTCATCAAAGCCTCTTGTCGTATCTTTTTCAAAAATTACACATAACATCATAAAACCAAACCATAGTACCAACATACTAATTATTCCCAAAATAAAATATAAAACTTCATTTTCACTCATCATTATCTCCTATTGTATTTGAATTTGCAGAGGTAGATTATTTAATTCGTTTACCATTACCTTTTCTTGAAGTTACAGAAGGTTTGTTACCTTTTTTTCTAAATATTTTTGATGTTCTAGGTTTCCCTATTTTTTTGATATTTGAAACATGTGCATCTTGTTGTATAGTTTGTTTTGCCATTTATATCTCTTATTATGTTGTAAGTTTCAAATCAGGAACAGCACCAACAACTCCCGAATCTGGTACAACCAAACCACTACCAAATGCTGTATTATATTCATTTATAAATTCCGAAACAGGGTCTACTATGAACATAACATGTTTCTTATTAAATGTCATTCCTTCATCAGGAATATCACAATATGGTAAAAACGGAGAAAGTCCAATTCTACCCTGACCCGCAGGAATAATAATAGCCATCTTTTTCAAGACCACCGAATCTTTATTTTCCTTACATTTTGCAATGATTTCTTCACCTGTCTGTAACCGAACAATTTTAATTTCACTCATTTTTTATTCTTTCTTTTATTAGTTTTTTTCTTTTTGTTTTTTCTAAACGCCTGTTCCCAATTCTCATTATATTTATTTTGGTCTACCGGACGATACTTACTGCCCTTACCTGCACTATGTTTTCCTTCCATTAAACATCATCGCAACAATCTTGTGCTTCACCTTCAAGGGAAGAAATCCATTCGTTCGCAACAACAATATCTTCCATTACTCTGTCACATTCACACTTATCACTAGGTGTACATGTACAAGATTCATATAAAAGTTTTGCTTTCAGACCACGGATTATTTGTTCATTCAGTTCCATTGTATTCTCCTTAAATAATTTATACAATATATGTATATCTAAAAGGGTAGGGTTTCATGTATAACACAATTCCCTACCCTCACATAATCGTTCTTCCCACAAGGCCGTATGGGTTACACTGTAATGAATCTTACATCATCTTCACACCCGAAGGTGTCAACAAATGCCTTTACTTTTCAGCAAGAACGCAATCATTTGTACTCCGGCAGGACTATATTATACCTGCAACTTTCGAGGTCAACTAATATGATTAATTACCCTACTCGCACTACAACTGTCAGAGTTACCTAACTGGAATATATACCTCTTGGCCGTCTTCCACCCCACTACAGGGAATCGTATACTTTAATCCGCATGACGAAAATTTGTTCAGTCACGGAGTTTGCACAGGACATGACCCCTGCACATTTTTATTCACTTTTTAAAATCTGGCAATAGGGTTTCCCCCATCACCAGAAAACACAACAAACAACTAATTTAATTAAATCATATGTCGCTTACCGCTTTTATCAAAACGATATGAACGGCGACCTGGATGTGTATCAACAATAGAATATGCAGTCTTACCTGTACGAGTGGTTTGGGTGTTTACTTCCCAATTACCAAATTCTTCCACAGTGTATCGAATATCACTAATGGTTGCTCGTAGATTAGCAACACCAAACCTTGACTTTGCCTGAGCAGCCGTCAAAGTTCTTTTTTTTCCGTTTGTAAGATAGTTAATTACCTTACGCTTCTTTGTGAGAGTTTTCATAAATTATACTCCAGTTTCCTCGGTGATTTTTGTTTGGGAATCAACAGATGTTCACCGTCACATCATATTCCCTTGTTTATTTTCTATATTATAGTACACTTATACTGTTTGTCAAGAGTTTTTTTGAACGAAATCGTAGATTTTTTCAGCCTCTACAAGAATTTCTTCATGAGTAGGAAATGCTGGTCGAATTTTTACAGAACAAACAGAAGTAACAGTATTACCATCTGCTTCTTGGTCTCTCTTCCAACAATCAAAATCCTGCCATATTGTATGGTCTTGATAAAACTTGTCCATCAGCCTTTGTGATGCATTTTGATAAATGTCGTATCGTAATTCGTAAGGGTTTGCCATAATAATTCTCCTTTATGTATGTGTGATGTATGTATGACTACGAGAACACACTGTTCTCATCTATATGTATTACAATTATACTGTTTGTCAAGAGTTTTTTTGAACAAACTGGGAAATTTTTTCTGCCAGAGAACTTATTTCTTTTTCGGTAGGAAATTTTAATTGTTTTTTACCTGATTTACCTTCTTCAAAATTTATCTTATCAGTAAAAAATTGTTTTGCTTCCTGCCAAGCCCTAAAAAGAAGTTCTGATTTTACATGAGCATTAACTTGCTGCTGCTGAACTTGCTGCTGCTGTGGTCTTTGTTGTGGCTGTCGCGGTGGTGGTTGAGGAATTTTTTCTCCCTTCGCCCATTTTTCCAATATATCCTTTTCTCTATAACCACAAGCCATATTTCCAGTATCAGCATCAATAAACAACGGTGTTCCGCATTGTGCATTATATTTTGCCTTTACTTCGTTTGCTCGTTTGTTGTCATCAGCACTAGAAACATCTAGTGTTGTTATCATATGACCCATACTAACCAATTCTTGAACCACAGGGTCTGATTTCTTACACCAGCCGCAATTTGGGTTCATAATATATAACAGTTCGCTCATAATAATTGTTTCCTTTATATTTTAATTATTTTTTTTTTTTTGGAAGGGGTGCTTCATAATAAATATCAAGCCCCAATGCTTTCGCAAGGTGATATTCTGCTTTTGCTCCTCTACTAGATTCCCAATTAGACATCATATATACTGCTGTACAGTCATTACAAATGACTGTCATATCACGCTTCAGTGCATCTCGCATAAATTCTCTATCTTCATAATTTACAACTGGGTCAAACACCATAGGTTCATTGGATGGTAATTTACTTTGTCTATCCATTTCTGCTGGGTTTATAACCTTCCATCCTTGTTTGTTGAGGATTCTTGCTTGACGGTCAAAAGCAGGAAAATTAAAATCCTCATATCCACGCATAGGGCCTGCAACATAAATTGTTGGTTTTCTTTTCATAATAAATAATATATCATATATTAACTAAAAGTCAAGGTCTTTTTCTTGTCTTTTTCTTAGTCTTTTTCTTAGTCTTTTTCTTAGTCTTTTTCTGTGGTTCATATTTAACCATAGAAACCACACTTTCAAATCTGAAACTTCTCCAACCTTCATTTTCTAAATCATATACAGGAAGTGCGCCTCTTTCCATTCCCAATTCAATAGCAGCCTTTTGGTCATATGCACCCACAAAATCCTTCAATAATGTACACACCATATGTCGTAGACTATTATCAGAAACTTTATAAAAACTTACAACCCATATATCACTCATTAGGTGTTTTACTAGTGTTTGCGGTTTAGGATTTTTTATTTGTCTAGGCATCTATATTAATTCCTTTCCAAGAACCATCTCTATTTTTTAGATAGAAATACTTACACTGTAACGAACAAGAATGACAATCTCTAAAATTATCCATTTCTTTTAATAGACCTTTTTTGAAAATAGAATTATAACCATCTTTAATCCAATTTCCTAGTCTATACTCAGGAACTCCTCGATGTTCAGTACACCAATATGTATAACCATCAGCACAAAAAATAACAGACAACATAGGACCAAAACACTTTTCAATTGGTTCTGTTGTGTTTCTAAAATCTTTTTCTTTTGCAAATGCAGATAAAAATACTATTTTTTTTTCCTTACAGTATATATCTAATTTGTTGTGTACATCATCCCAATCCGTAATGGGTTCTATAACATGACCATCCTTAAAATGTGCAATTCGAGCAAAAAATTCATCAAACCCATGTTCAACCGCAAAATCTATTGCTTCTGTAAAATGTTCCCAAGTATTATTATAGTCTGTGATAAGGTATTTAAATGTTAATTTGGTTCCGTATTTTTTTATTTTTGGAACTTCTTCTTTTACATTTTTTAAAACATACTTAAATTTATGTTTTCTTATTTTATAATAATCCTCATCATTTACTGCATCAATATCAATTCCCATCCAATCGGGTCTATTATTTTCTGATAGATTTAGTCTGTATAACATTGTTCCATTTGTAATTAACCCAACTTCCGCGTTTTTCTTACATGCTTCTTCTATAAGAATCGATGCATCTTTATGAACAGTTGGTTCTCCACCACCAGAAAAAACAATCTTACCAACAGTATCTGGTAATCCTCTTATTAAATTAACATAATCTTCTGTTGATGCTTTATCAGGAAAATCTTTCCTAAAATCATGAACATTACAGTAATAACAATCCTGATTGCAAGTGTTTGTTGGGTCAATTTCTACTTCAAATGGAGCAATTTTATGATTTACTTCAATTTCAAAATCTGTGTTTTCATTACTAAGAACATTTAATCTCATATCACGGGTATTCTTCTTATAAACTCATATTTTTTTATAAACTCAATTGGTAATTTAATCCAACCAGATTTCTTTTTTAAACCTTCATTTAAATTAGAATTTGTTGTCCAAACCAATATAAGACCGCTATTTTTTACTTCTTTTACAGTAGGAAAATTTCTAAACAGATGAGAATTTTTACTAGGAATAAAATCCGACTGTAATGTGCAATAAATATCTTTCACAGCATTTTCGTTCACTCTCTTTACAGATATTTTACAAAGACCTTCCTTTAATTTTTTTATAATATCAGTTACCTGAGCGTTTGTCTTTACTTCCATATTTCTAATTTTTTTATTACATCTTTTACAACTCATGTTGCTGAGACTTTTTCTTTTGATGGATTATTGACCTGTCTGATAGAAAACTTTATTTTTTTGTTCATACTGTTTTTGTTTACCCAAGAATTCCAATGTGAAGTAATATGTTGAATATCTTTTGCCTCACTAATTGGATAAACAAAACTTTTTATTCTGTTTTCTATATTATATCCACTATTAGAAAACTTCAATGATGTGAGATTTGCAATTTTTTCTATTTCTTCAAATTCAAACACTTCACAAATCAAGGATATCATTATGACTTTATTATCAAACGAATATTCTTGATGTTGTTTGGGTATATTTTCTTTTTTATTGGGTGCAATATTCTTTACTTTTTTCACTTCTCTTTTTCTAAATTCCATAATATATCTCCATTTCTATAGATTATTTATTTTTATCTTGTTTGTCTTTACTAAACCACTTGGACTTAAATGCTTCAGGTGCTTGCATCATAATCCATTTGTGTGCTTGTTTTTGTAGTCCAATTTCCTTTGTCATAGATTTTCCCGGCTCTTTCATCGTCAAATATGAAAAGTCTTTTATTACAAAAGTATCCTTGTTTTTTCCTGTCTTGATTGGTTCACCTTCTTTATCTGTCCATACAACATTGTGTTCCTTGCCCCCAAGAACAATATATACTCCTCCATCAAGACCCTTGGGTGTTCCTGACAAAATCATGGTATACATCGTGTTGGCAGCACCAACATGGGTTTTTAGCATAATTTCAGCAGGAACAACTCGTTCTCTGTCCTTATTTTGCCTGACTGCTGTTGCCCAATTTGTAAGAACCCATACAACATGCAAGTTCTTTGGGTCATACCCTGCTTCAAAAAGAGAAGGAAGAACATCTGTAATTTTTCCACGACTTTTTAATGTAGTATCAAACATAATGTTCGGAAGTCTTCCCTGTCGTGCATCTTTCAATAACAATGTCAATGTCTTATCTTTGATACCCTTCTTTTCAATCCATTGGTGTAATTTTGCCACATCGGCTGGATTTCTCATTTTCAGATGTCTTATTTCTTTGTATTTCTTTTTCAAGACTGAAATGCGAAGAAATATATTTTTCCATTCATCAACATCACGAATCTTGAATTTTTCACCTTCCATGAAGTTCTTTGATGCAAAACCTTTTCCCGAACCGGCACCACCTGCAAGGAACACGACCTGACCATATTTAGCACCCTTGCCAACTATGATTAGTTTTTCAATAAGAAGGGACAATTTTTTTGCAGATTCTACTAGGTTTCTTATACTAAAATTTTTGAAGTTTTCAATCATATACTATGTATAATATCTCTCTACCAATCATCAAACCACCATTCTCCAAATACAGTACCGTGTTTACATTCGTGTAATTCACCTGTATCTTTGTGCTTGACAACTATTTTATCTTTATCCCATTCTATGAGTATACCATCAAATCCTGTTTCACAGAAATCTGTAGATACAAACACCTCTTTATTGATATAATCGTCCCAAGTCTCGCCTCTTCTAAGTCCCATTGTCATATTTTCTTCTTTTTTTTAATATATAAACCGTTTCGTGTAATAAAAGGATGATTCATTTTTCTGATAGAAATATAAAACGATAAACCAATAATAAAAAACATTTCTGTAAAAATAATTAAAATTAAAAGTAAATAATTCATATTTTCTCCTTCGCTTTTTTTTTACAACTCTTTTATATCTATATCTATATCTATATCTTCAATATCATTATCCCACCACATTTCTTCAATAAAATAATCTTCACACGGTTTCAATTTTGATTGATTACATGGGGCATTTTCGCCAGTAAGTTGTTCTATGTCTATGATATTTCTATATTTAAGATTGTAATAATTTTCATTTATGACATCCCATACTTCTAAACATTGTTTATTAGAAATTAAATTATTATTCTCATCCAATTTTGATATTGGTAAATGTATTGAAGATAATGTAACAGATACTTTAAATTCTACTGAATACGGGTCTATTAAAGTAACTTCACAAATACCATCACTAATAATTTTTTTAATCTGTTCTGAAGTTTGTTTATGTTTCATCTCATACTCCTTTTTAATGTATATTCTGGGGCTTTATAAGGACAATAAAGATTGTATACTGTTTTTGACGTTTGTCAAGGGTAAAATCAGTGTTTTTTTCATTAATTTTCATATTACTCCTTTTTTCCATAATTTGTCTGCAAGTTTGTATTGTAATCGTTCGCATTCCTTCTCTCCGTCGCCTCGACATTTTCCTGTTGCAAATTGCTTCACATGAATCATTTCGTGCGTAATAGTTGCAACGAAATCCCGAATAGATTGATTGTTTGCAACGGTGATATGGAATTTATTGTCTTCTTCTTCATCCTCTACGCAAGTACCCCAACATTTGTAGGTTTTATGCCTACAAATCTCCATGTTGATATCAATACCATACAATTCAAGTTTAAAGTATTCAAGACACCACTGAACTACTTGTTCGGCAATATCTCGTTCTTTGTATGTTCCTAGTTTATAATCAATTATAATCATTAAATATTTCCGTTACCGTCTTCTGGTATGCACCAAGATGCACTTTTACTTTCTTTTCTATAATTAAAACTTTCCCCTGCCCATTCCGACCTGCCACCCCTGAGAAAATCTTCTACTTTTACTTTTTCAAATTTATGGTGTTCTACCCAGTCTTTCCAACTATCTCTTGCTTCTGTTGCAGACCATACCTCTATATTATTATATTCTTTATTGATTGCATTTCCATCGCCAAAGTTCTTTGGATTAACATGAGGTTTGCCTTGAAAGAAAGTGATTACTTCTATCGACCTATCTGTTAATGGTCTAAAGTATATTTCCCAACCTTCTTTGTTTTGAAGTTTATACATTTTTTCTGCCAATGCGACTTTGATATATTTATGTGCTTCGGGATTAAATATTGGTGTTCTCGTATTCATTCTTTAAACATTCTATTTAATTTTTTTGCCACTTCGTATACACTACTCGATTTTCCGTTTATTGTTATATTCCCATTTCCATCGACATTTGTTATATTCCCATTTTCATCGACATAAGAATCATTTCTTTGCATATTATCATTCTTTATCCAATTCTCCCACATTATTCTTGCAGTTTTATAGTCATGGGCTGATTCACGAGCAATCTGACCGTTTTCAAATTCTGCTATTCGTATATTATTGTCATTATATACCTTGAATATTTTCACCCACACCCCTCCTTCATCGTATTCTTCAAAAGACCGTAGTGCATATACTGATTTTGGTTTTAATATTTTTACTTTTGTTTTTTGGTTAGCCTCGTCGCATTCGGTACAATATATGTTGTCATCAATGGCTACCATAAAATCCACGGATTCTGTTTTACCGCAAGTATCACATATTCGGTGTATCATTTTGTTGTGTTTCTTTATGTTTGTTTGGTATTTGTTTGGTTCGACCTTTTGGGTCATTTTTTATATCGAAAAAAATTTTTGGTTTGATGTTTTTGAAGTCGCCGGAGTAAATAATTAGAGGACTCGCTAGCCCTTCCCAAAAAAAATAGGAGTCCCATCGCACCAACTGTTTTGTCCGGCACGGCAAAACTTTTAATTATAAATTTCAATATCATAATCGTCATCCTCATCATCATCAAGATTAATTTTAAAATCAGAATTTTTTAATTCTTCTTCTAATTTTTTTATAAAATCATCAATCGGGTTTTTATTGTTTTCATTTTTATGTAAATTGCGTTTGTGGTTTTTATTGTCATTCGCAATAAACCTATTCCATTTATTAATTTTATTATTAACAAATTCAAATTCTTCAATAGTAAAGTATTCTGGTGAAGCCATACTTTTTATATTATTATATAAATCACCCGCCTCTGATATAAGTGATAATTTCTCATTGTCTAGTAAACATTCATCAATTAAATTGCATTGATATACAAACACATCTAATTCATCACTTACCCTACATCTACTCGGTTTAATTTTACTCATACAAAGTACCCATCCTCATCATCGTTTTGTAGGAAGTCCAGTTGTTCGGCAGTTAGACCCTTCCTATGGTCAAATAGCCAGCAATCCACATCATCTAAAAATTCAAAATCACCATCATCTATTATGATGTCCCATTCTCCTCTCTCTTGGTTCTCATCAGGCATTGTTAGCATTACTCTTATTTTTTAGGTAATTTATTGATTGACCCTGACTATGTTGATGCGTATCATTTTTTAGATAATCTTCTACTTCTGATACCTCATATCCATCATTATTTATTCGGTCATCCCAAGCCGCTCTTGCATCACCAACATCCCATACTTCCGTATTACCCTTATTATCCTCTCTTTTAGTCCACGGATTCATATAAGGTTCGCCAGAGAAAAAGGTTATTATTTCTACTTTTGATAGGATGTCAGGACCCCCGCCTGATTCAATTGCTGCCAATGGTCGAAAGTAGATTTCGTATAAAGTTCGTTTGTTCCAAAGTTTATATAACATGTTTAACAAATCCTTGTTTTACTAGGGAGTTCCAAAATATTCTTGCCATATCGATTCGGTAATTACCCGCAACCATAGCAGAATCGTATGTCTTCCAACCTGTGTCACAATAATTGATAAACACTTGCATGGACATTACTCCATATGATTTGAACATATACTGTATTTCTATTTTCTGATTAATTAAATAATATTTTTTTTGTTCACTCATCTTATTTTGTTAAATCCTTGTGATATCAGTGAATTCCATAAACTTCGACCAACACTTACATGATAACAACCGCCAGAGTGATGTTCACCATCGATAACATCTTGACAATTTGAGTCCGTGCGATACATGGTTCCATGCTTGATTTGTACACCATCTTCGTGACCATCATTGTATCGATAGAAACAATACACTTCACCGCTTGGATGGTCTAAGAACCATTTTCCTGTTTTAGTTCCACTACTCAAAATGGACACTCATTTCCTGTTGCAGATGCGGTTTCAGTCGCATCTACAACATCGTTACCATCAGCATCTATGAGTTCGGCATCGATTTTCTCATAGAGTTTGATGAAACCTTCTTTTGTCTTATCGTCGAACCGAGCAAGCGAAAGTTGAAGTGCTTTTGACTTGTCATTGAATACGTTGTACGCCTTGACGATTTTCACGAGTCGGCGAGTAGAAACGATAGAGTCGCAACCATCTTGATAGAAAGTCTTGCGTATCATATCTGCCCATCGAGTGAGTTTGTCAGCGAAGTCATCATCGCCGCAACCTGAACCCATGAGAATTTTCTTCTCAGTAGCAGGAGTTGCGTAGGGTTGCTCAAAGCAATAATCGAAGCGTTCAAGGAATGCTTCATTCATAACGCCAGTTCCCACGAAGTTCCCTGTATCATCGCCCTTGCCTTTGGTGTTCGCAGTTGCAATCACAGCAAAACCAGGAGCAGGAGTTACCCATTGACCGACTTTTTTGAGGAACACACCCTTGCCTTCAAGGACTGATTGAAGACACATAATTCGATTCGATGCGAGGTCAACTTCGTCAAGAAGTAGAACAGCACCAACCTTCATAGCAGTAACAACAGGACCGTCTTGCCAGACGGTTTCACCGTTCACAAGTCGGAATCCACCAAGTAGGTCATCTTCGTCGGTTTGGCATGTAAGGTTCACACGGAAGCATTCTCGACCAAGGTCAGCACAAACTTCTTCAACCATCAAAGTTTTTCCGTTACCTGAAAGACCCGTCACAAAGAGAGTAACAAAGTTACCGCTCTTCACAAAAGTCTTAACATCAGAGTAGTGACCCCACTTCACAAAACCCTTAAATTTTTGTGGAACCAAAGTCACTCGGTCGCCACCCGTCATACCTTTTATAAGTTCAACTGCAACAGGTTCAACTGCAACAGGTTCAACAGGTTCAACAGGTTCAACTTCGACAGACGTAACACCATCGATTTCTGGAATTAGATATAGACCGCGACCGGCCTTACGATTTGCATCTTGGGTAATCCAAGATGGAGGAGAAGCGTATGCTTGAGAATTTTCAACTGCTTCGGCAAGTTCTTGCCGAGATACAGGAGAAGAAACTCCCATCCGCACCAACTCGTTTATCAGTTGGATTTGTCGTTTGTTGTGTTTCATTTGAAACCTCCAAGAGAGAAAAGAAAAGAAAGGGGAAGTAACGTCCTCCCCACTACTTGAATTATACACTTTTTGATAGGTGCTGTCAACCCATACAATCGATTATTTCCCCACAATTATCGCAGTAGGCATCACCATCATCATCGGTAATGACCCCACATCCACAGCAGGGGGTCAAGTCGAGAGGACATGGCTGGTCGATGTCACCGAGCCACCCAGAGTCCTCACATTGCAGTTGAGTATCAAAATCGTCTAGTTGTATAGTCATATCATGACTCCTTTCAAAATGGATTCTAACGAGTTTTGGGGTATATGTCAAGTGGTTCATGAGAAATATAAGTTTTTTGTTCGTTTTGGTCACTCCGCTTGTCGGAACGACAACCGGAGTGTAATCAGAAATTCGAGGTTTGTCAACCCCATATCAGGAAAAATCAAAAAATAAATAATAATTATGATTTTTTTTGTCAGACTGTATAACACCCGCCTGGCACCCAGACGGCACAAATCAAAAAATAAATAATAATTATGACTTTTCATTTGGGATTTAATACGGATTTGCCTGGGCAGATTTAACCAGGGGATTCAATCCGTATTCGTAATAATTATAATTCTTCAAGACCAGCACCGTCTGGGAGGGGTATAGTCCGGTAACAGGTATTATGTTAAATTCTCGACCCAAAAAAGTGATAAAAAGTGATAAAAATAAGAAAGTTTTTGCGTTTTGCTCTTGACAAGCATGACCGGGGGGGTTATAATAAAGGTGGAACAGTAATTTATTCAGACTGATATTTCCTGGTTCCACCTTCATTATATACCCCCGAAGGTCCCCTGTCAAGGGGGGACCGATAACAAATTTATATCATTTTTTATGCAAAATAATCCCTCAACCCCCTTGACACAGCCAGCCAAGTTGTTACTATACAAGTGTAATGCTTATGAACGCTACCAATAATAAACAGTCCAATTCCTTGCTTGCCAAGTGTATGGCGACTGAGAATATCAGAATTGAACATCAAGCGAATGCTGAAACCGCTTCGTTTGATATTAAAAATCGTGTCCTAGTCTTGCCTGTGTGGCAAGATATGACTGATTCGATGTATGATATGCTTATTGGTCACGAAGTGTCTCACGCTCTTCATACGCCCTTTGAGGGGTTCAATGAGTGGGTTATGAAGATGGGCAGCAAACACGCTAATCTTCGTAAAAACTTCGTCAATGTCACTGAGGATGCACGGATTGAACGTCTTATAAAAGAACGATTCCCTGGAATCCGCCGAGACTTCGCCTCAGCATATTCCGAATTTGCTGAACGCGACATCTTTGAAATTAAAAATAAAAATCTTTCTGAGTGTGGTCTAATTGACCGATTGAATCTTGAATCTAAACTCGGTCTATATGGTTATGCTAATGTTCCCTTCTCTGCTGATGAGCAAGTATGGGTCGAACGTATGGCATCGACTAAAACAATTGAAGATGCATATGCCCTTGCTGATGACCTCTATGACCTTTGGCTTAAAAACAATCCACAAGTCGATGACGATAATCAAGACGAATCTGGTGAACCTGAATCTGGTGAAGATGATGGTGAAGAAGATGGTGAATCTGTTGCTGGTGGTGATGGTGAAGAAGATGGTGAAGATGACGGTGAATCGTCCGATGGTGAATCATCCGATGATGATGGTGAAGATGACGGTGAATCGTCCGATGGTGATTCTGATTCCGATGGTGATGCTGAGTCTTCCGATAGTGGTGGTGAGTCATCCGATGGTGCTGATGATGATGGTGGTAATGAATCATCCGACAGCGACATGGGTGGTGAAGAAGATAACGGTAATCAAACTAGCGACGTTGATGAAACAGGATACACGCAAGATGCCTTTGATAATGCCATGCAAGATATGCGGGACAAATCAGGAAATGATTATCACTACCATACAATTCCCGAAGTGTTGTTAGAGAATGTCATTGTTGATTATAAAACAATAAACGAGAAGTGGCAAAAGTATCACAAGACCCACGAATTAAATGAC